TATCTAAACCGCTTTTAAAATCATTCCAGCGCGAAGCATTAATAAGAGTCAAGTTAGACTTTTAATAAAACCATAAGATTCTAGCCCCGATATATTTATTATAAATGTCTTGGGGCTTTTTACTATTATGGCACAAATCAAAAGCAAAATAAAAGAAACACCGTATGAGAATGCATATCCAACTGTATTTAAACGTGTAGATCAACAAGACATTCGGATTACTCCGTTTGCAGCAAATAAATCATTTCAAATTTTATCAGGTAGTGCTACTAGTAGTGGATTACCTTTAAAGGCAATATATACCGACGTTACTAATTTACCAGCTATTGGATCTGAATTAACATATAATGATGCTGCAAATATAGATGGTAGTTTACAAAGTGTAACGTATTTTTCTGTTAATCATTTATATTATAAACGAAAAAAACAACCAGCAAATACATTTGGCCCAACAAATTTAAATCGAACAAAAAAATTCTTATATGAATCTGCGTCTATTTTGTCTATACCACAAAATAAAGTAGGGGAAGGAATTAAACCAGCTTCATTTGAATTTACAAGTAGTGTATCTGGAAGTTTTAATTCTGATATATATGGAAATATAATTGACTCTTCATTTAATACATCTTCTATTATTACTGATGTAAAATGGTATGAAGGTTTCAATGAATATTTTGACACTACTAGAATTAAATATAAGAGTGATGGAATAACATATATCGACGGTGTACCTACAAGTAATGGTAGACAATTACCATTAGGATTATCTGCAAAATTTTCTGAAGCTGGTTATATTCAAGATGAGCTTCCAGGTGAATATAATCGTAATACTGATTATGCAATTTCATTTTTCATTAGCGGATCAAATACAGGAACATCTAATCAATTAGTTGCAACAAAATCTACTAGCTCACTAACACCACAATATCCATTTAAAATAGAATTGAGTGGCAGCAATCAATTAAATTTTAGTGCAGCAGGAAGCACAGAATTTATTACAATGATTACTTCATCAGCTGATGTGTCTAGTTCATGGACTCATGTTGTTTGTCAAAAAACTGGCAGTGAAATACAAATGTATATTGATGGAACTATTCATGCTTCTGGATCTAGTATATTGCTACAAGATATAGAATCTCCCTTTACTGCTTCTGCTCGTATTGACAATGATCAGTTGTTAAGTATCGGTGGATATTCTACTACTAGTTATAATATGCAAGGTCAATTAGATGAAATGCGAATATATAATAAAGCTTTATCTGCAACTGAAGTAAGCTATTTATCGAATCGTACCGAAGGTGGTACTGCATTACAAACACAATTTGTAGGCAATGTATTTGGTAAACATGGAATTGTGGTATTTTCGTCTGCAGACTATCGAGTAAATGATTTATTGGAAACACCATTTACTGCATCTTATAAAAGCACAGTTACTATACATGAATTAGGCGTAACTACAAGATTAGATGCAGGTGATTTTAATATGTCTAACAATGTAACATTAACAAAAGATAATAATCAAACATATAGAGGATTTGTTTCTGGTAGTGATTTTGCACCGTATATAACAACGATTGGGTTATATAATGATGCTGGCCAATTATTAGCTATTGGTAAATTAGCTCAGCCAATTAAAAAACGTAGTGATGTTGATATGAATTTTTTAATACGTGTTGATTTAGATAAAAAGCCAATTAAATGATACGACTTAAACAAATATTAACAGAATTATCAAATGATGAATTATCTGTGTTATTACGAAAAATTCAAAACAATGAATTTCGTTTTTTTGATCAAGGAGATAATGGTCGTGTGTATGAAATTGACGGAGAAGACAAACTTTTTAAAATTACAACTGAGTCAGAAGAATTTGAAGTTGCCGAAGTTATAGTTGGACGTAAAGGAGAATTTAGTGCGTTTATTCCAATATATTATGTAAATGAAAAAAAATTATTATACATAATGTCAAAAGCAGATCAATTATCAGGTAATGACAAACAAAATATAGAACAATTTTTACAAGGATATAAATCATATGCCCGGGAAATGGGAGGAGAAGTTTCTATATTTGATTATTTAAGTGATGATGGTGCTCGAGATTTAGATCAAGAAATAGTTTCATTTTTAAGATCATTACAAACAGAAATTAAAAAAATGGGTATTGTAGACTTAGAATTAAATTTAGATTTTAAAACAGATAATGTTATGCGTTGGCAAGGACGTTTGGTACTAATTGATTGGTAGATATTTATATATAGAATGAGTAACTTATTAGAACATATTATACGAAATGCTTTATTTGAGTCTAGAAGCCCAAAATATAAATTAAAGTCAGCATCTATACAAGATTTTAATAATGCTAGACGCGTTGGTGCGGTAATGTCGTTTATGATTAAATCTAAAAACCCAGAAAGTAGTCGCCCGGATTATTATAAAAATAAAACGTTACCGCAATTTATTTGGGTACAAAATGATGTAGTAAAATTTTTACAAAAACATTATAATAACTATCCGTCAATTAAAAAATATACAACATCTGATTATATTTTTTTAATGGGTAATATAGCAGAAGCATCTAAAAAGAATAAAATATTATTTTGGATTGTTCCTACCAAAACATTATATACTAATTCCAAATTTCGTGATACTAAAGAACAAATTAAGTTTGATACTAACCCTGATTTATTCCTTGATGACGTATTAGTACGACGAAATTTTGCTATGTTAGGAGATGCTCCTATAATGCGTTGGAGTCAATATACTAATATATTTATACCTTTAGAAAAATGGAATGCAATTAATAAAGGTATAGAATCACCTATCGATCGATCGAAACAAGATAACAATATTATAGAATACCCATATGCAATTTCAGGCAATGTAAATATATATACATTACCAGATGATAAAATGGTTTATAAATTGACAGAACCTGATGAAAATGGCTTTACATTTTGGAATTATATGAGTAAAGAAATATTTGAAATAGATAAATTTTTTGAGCCCCAAGGATTTTTAATAACGCGCGAACCTAATCAATTACGAAAAATTAAAGCGTTAAATAATTTATCAACAACAGGGCAAGCAACGGATTTTAATTAAAATAAAGTTATAATATTATGAAAAAAAATCATTGGCATACTGCTGGTAGTAAAAAACGACAAGCAGCTTATAAATACGGTTATAAATCAGGATTAGAATTAACTGTAGCAGAACAAATCAAATCAAACGATTACGATGTAAATTATGAAACTGAAACTATTCATTATACTGTTCCAGAATCTAAACATAAATATACACCGGACTTTGTGTTTACAAAAAAGAACGGAGAATTAATGTATATAGAAACAAAAGGCCGGTGGACTGCAACAGACCGTAAAAAAATGAAACATGTATTGCAATGTAATCCTGATATGGATATAAGAATGGTGTTTCAAAATCCAAATCAAAAAATATCAAAAGCTAGCAAAACTACATATGAAGTGTATGCAAATAAGATGGGTATTGCTAATGTAGCAAAAAAAGAAATACCGACGGAATGGATGGCGGAATGTTTAAAGCCAGGCGAAAAAGCACAAGATCCGAAACGTTTTTTTGTATAAGGTTTGATTTGTGAAAAAAAAATAATATATTCATTAAAATGATGTTAATTATTTAAAATGATTGATTCAGACTTGAATCGATCGTTGGACCATATATGTAATATATGTGTCTGACTATAATTAATTATAATAATATTATTAATTGGATTAATTGGATTAATTACAGTTATTTCTTATTATATAATATATGCAAAATCTTAAATTACTACAGTTACTGGAATCTGTCTTAGGTAAAGGTAAATCTACATCAGGTAATAACGTTGCATTTTTCTCACCATTTACTTCACATTATAAACCCAAATTAGAAATAGATATCAATACAACTAGCGAAGGTCAAAATGCTTGGCACTGTTGGATATCTGATAAAAAAGGCAGAAGTATAAACAGTTTATTTAAACAAATGAACTTAGGTAAACAATATTTTGAACAACTGTCTAAAATAATAAAGTCAGCAAAATATAAAAACTTTGACAATGAAGTTAAACATGTAGAAACAATATCATTGCCTGAAGAATATATTCCATTGTGGAAACATAAAAAGACTCCTGACTTTCGTAATGCTATATCATATTTGAAAAAACGTGGAGTCACTATATTTGATATCTTGAAGTATCGAATTGGTTATTGTGAAAGAGGAGAATATAGTGGTAAAATAATTATTCCTAGTTATGATTGCCACGGCCAACTGAATTATTTTGTAAGTAGAGCATATTATAGTGCCGATAAATATAAACACAAGAATCCAAAAGTAAGCAAAGACATCATAGGATTTGATTTGCTTATTAATTGGGAAGAGCCAATTATACTTTGTGAAGGATCATTTGACGCAATTGCAATAAAAAGAAATGCAATACCATTATTTGGTAAAATCATACAACCACAACTACAGAAAAAGATTATTGAAAAACGAGTCAAAAACATTTATATATGTTTAGATGCTGACGCTATTCGCAATGCATTGAGTATTGCAGAACGTTTTATGGGTGAAGGGTTAAATGTATATTTTATAGAATTAAAAGACAAAGATGCATCCGATTTAGGATTTCATCGTATAACAGAAATTATAGAACAAACTGGAGTAATGACATTTGAACAACTAATGCAACTCCGAATGGGTATTTTATGGAAATAACAAAAGCAGATAAAATTTATCATATATCTGACGTGCATATTCGTACGTTAAAACGACATAAAGAGTATCGCCATGTATTCGAAAACATGTTTGATTACATTAATAAAACTAAAACTGAAAATAGTATAGCAGTAGTTACTGGAGACATAGTTCATAGTAAATTGGATATGTCCCCAGAGTTAGTTAGAATGCTTACTGATTTTTTTAGAGGATTCAATATTCCTACGATTGTTATTCTTGGTAATCATGACATGAATCTAAACAATTTATATCGTGAAGATGCGTTGTCTCCGGTATTAGACATGATTGCTAATGATAACATTGTTTTTATAAAAGATAATGGTACCTTTGACTTTGCTGGAATAACTTGGAATCATATGGCTGTTGATGTTGAGCCGGCTCAATACGTAAAAGGAGAAAACATTGTAACAGACAACTTAAAAATTGCATTACACCATGGTGCAGTGCATTCTGCTAAAA